TGTGTCTTTTTTAGAAGCGAGTTCGTCGTATGTAATTTTTAGGTTGTCTTTGAAGGATTCTAACTTCTCATGTTCAGAATTTCGGTTTGCAAGGTTCTCGGTAAGAACTTGAATTTCATGTTCAAGACTTCGGATTTGTCTCCGTAATCCATTAATCTTAATATTGTTTTGAGAAATGCCATTCGTTAGTTTTGAGATCTCCTTCGATAGAGCGGTGAATTGACGCTCTCGCTCTTCTTCCTCTTTAATTGCCTCCTCCAGTTCTTTATAACCAGATTGCAACTCTTTTGCTTTATTTTGAGCGTCGTTAATTCTATTTATTCTGAAGGTCTCATCAATCGCTTGTGTGCAGGTGGGACAAACCGTATTCTCTGTAAAGAACTTATGCTCTTTAGTAATAGTAGATACTTTTTGTGAGATCTTACCTTTTAGGTTTCCAAGTTTACGGAGTTTTTCTGCATATCCAACTAACTTATCTTGCTCTCTAATATACTCATAAAGAGGTTCTTCTAAAGAACCATTCTCATCCATATATTGTTGAATTTCTCCATCAAGATCAGAAATTTTCCGATAATTATTGTCAATACTTTCTTTTCCACGATTTTCAAGTTCTTCAATGAACTCTTGTTGCATTTTGACTTTATCAAGAAGAGATTCTTTCTTCAACTCATAAACTTTGATTTCTTCTTTTGTCTGACGAATTTTCTCTTTAATTACCATATTCATTGAAGAAAAAATCTTAATATCAAGGAGATCTTCAATCACTTCTCTACGATGAGCAGCAGAAAGTTGCATAAAAGGAACAAAGGTACTAGAACCCAAAATAACAATTTGAGTAAAAGACTTGTAGTTCATTTTGAGAACATTTTGCTCCAGCCACTTTTGCTGATCTAAAGCGGCAGAAGATTGATCTAGAGAAGTATCATTCCTCCAAATCTCAAAGAGTGCTGGTTTAATTCCTCTTACAACTTTCCAATCAGTATTTCCAATAGAAAATTCTACTTCAACTCTACAATCCTTTTCATTTACAGTGTTGACTAGTTGCGGTTTGTTAATCTTACGAAATGGTTTTCCAAACAAAGCAAACGTAAGCGCATCAAGAACGGTACTTTTTCCTGCACCATTTGTACCTACAATAAGATTAGTTTTATTCTTTGTGAAATCAACTTCAGTGTACTGCGTTCCCGTACTCAAAAAGTTTTTCCAACGAATAGTTTTAAATAAAATCATGTTCAGTGTTTGGAGGAATTACAATATCATCGGGTGTAATAACAGTATACTGGTATCCGTGCATTTCGCAAGTTTTTACCATCACTTCATCTTCAATTTCAATGACGTGCATTTCTGGATATCCATCATCTTCTAACATCATAGCATACCGAACAGCATCATCCTCTTCCTGAAAGAGATAAAGAATGTGTTCCCCATCATCATCAATTACCGAATATGCACCTTCAGTTTCTCTGCCATTAATTGTTAGAATAAACATTTAAACTAATTCACATGCTTCTTGATAAATTTCTTGCATCAGTTTTTGAATAATAGATTTATCAAGACTAATTTCTGCCTCCTCAATATATCTATTCAGGATAGAAATAGTATCTTCGCTTTCAAATGCTTCAAACTCTTGAGGCTCTTGAATATCAAAGTTTTCAATAATTTTAAGTTCTGCAATATTCGAAGAGTAAAGTTTATCAACAAACTTTTCAAACTTTTTAGTGTCAGACTTCTTGCGAACAACAATCTTTACAATCTTGTTTTCATACTCACGAGTATCAAATGTTTGATAGTTGGTATCCTCATAGTAAATGTTATAGAACATTTTATAAGGATTATCAACTGGAGTATGTTCTAGTGTTTCAGTATCAAAGATAGTGAAACCGCGAGTATCATTTACATCAGTCCAGTAAATCTCATAAGGATTTCCTAGATAGAAGACTGTTCCATTAGTCGATCGAGTGTGATAGTGTCCCGAGAAGACACGTTCGAACTTCTCAAATAACTTGCTTTCCAAACCATGCTCCATGATGATTTGTCGATTAACTCTAAATCCTTGGAGTTCAAGGTGCCCCATCGCACACGAGCAAGTTGTCTTTTGAATAAGTTTGAGAGTGCTTTCCTCATTTTCTTGATTAATCCAGGGTATAAACAGTGTTCGGAGTTTACCGAGCATCACTTCAGTTGGTTCTGAATATACCGTCACGTTATCATACTCACGCAGAAGCAAATCAACTGCGTTTACGTTATTTGTATTCTTATAATAACAATCATGATTACCGGCAATTAAATGAACATCTATGCACATTTCTTGAAGACGATCAAAAATATTATTTTTCGCCCAAGATAAAGCAGAAAAATCAATACCCTTACGACTATCAAAAGCATCTCCTAAGTGAATAACTTTATTAATTCCATACTCTTCGAGCGTTGGAAAAAATATATTGTTATAAAATTTTAGAAAATAATCGTGAAACAACTTTGAGTTCTTTCTGGCACCGTAATGAGTGTCGGTAATAATTGCAACTTTCATATCACTCAGAGTGTTGTTTTAAGTATAGCACAGCACCTTCCAGCAAGTCAATACTATCATTAAAAAATCCCAATCCTTGGTTGCATTTATTGCACAGCAACCCTCTAATTTTTCCAGTTGTATGATTATGATCTACTGCTAATATTCTTTGCAATTCACTTTTTTCTGCACCGCAAATAGCACATCCTTTATTCTGTTTTTCGTACATTGCATCATATTCTTCGCAGGTTAAACTAAAATTTGCTTTTAATCTGCGTTTTTTATTATATAAATGTCTTTTCTCTGGATTATTTTTAGTCCATTCCTTTTCGTATTTTCTTCTACATTCTAAATTAGAACAACATCCACTAACAGCATATCGTTGAAACCCACCACATCTTTTACAAGGTCTTTGTGAAATATAATGAGTTTCTCCATTTTCTTTTGCTATTTTTTGTGCATTATCTCTAGGCATTAGTCACACAGTAATCACACGAACTATTTATAATATTAATATCTTAACTTACTATGAACTCCGTCCTTGATAGAATTATAGTCGGAATAGTTCCCGCCGTCAATAGTGTTGTCGTCTGTGAAGACTTCAGAAAACCCAGAACGCTCAAGAATTTTGTTTTTGATTTCTAACTGACGCTTCTCTCTTTGAATACGACGGAGAAAAGCGTAGTGAATGATTTGAGTAAAGTATGCAAAAGGATTTTGTGACTTCTCTGGGTTGAAGTTATGAATGTACTGAACACAGTTTTCAATACCGTCAGAAATCATATCTTCCTTAAACATATAGTTCACGAAGTTTGGTTTGAAAGAAAGGTGATTAGCAATCTTCAGGAAACACTCTCCAATGTAGCGTGGAATAGGAGGTTTTGGTTTTCCTTGAATTAATGCAATCTCTTTGTCTTCACGATACTTAATCAGTGCCGCAAGAAACTCTTTGTTGTTGACATAGTGCTCTGACCTCTTTCTCTTGGTCATAACTGCTGTGGTTATCATAAGTTTTTATCATTATTATGTATAAATTATACCACTTATTCAAATGCTTGACAAGGTATTCAAAAGTTGATACAATTACCTTTGTGGAGGTTAATAAGATTAGCTTTAGCTATTTTTATAAAGCTTCTCTAGAAGTTCTTTAGCATCATTAACGTTAGCAAGATATCCCATTCTACGATTTAGTTTGGGTTCATTGTTCTTTTCTCTACTTGATTGTCTTACGTAAGACTGATACATCATAATCATTTCAATATCAGAAGACTCTGAGAGAGTGATAACATCTTCAAGGTTGATAATAAACATATCTTCTGTTGTTGTTTTTAACCAAGGTTCTAGTTTATACCCAGAAATTCCTGTTCTACTTTTAATCTCATTAACAGTGATTGGGTTAGAAACAATCAAAATGGTTCTGTCTTCTTCTTCAGAGGCAGCAACTTTAGCAAAGATCTCTTCGCCTGTTTTTAATTTAAGAGTGCAGTAAAAATCATCTTCTATCATTTTTTCTTAAGTTGTATGGTGATTATTTCATAGTTAAAGTTTTCTTCGTTATAAATTTTAATTCTTTCTATCAGGTGATTTAAAGTATAATTTTTTCTTGAATTATATGTACAATCATCAGCAATATCATAAAGAACTGCTTTTACTTTGTTTTTTCCTTTTCTGAGAACTCTTCCGATTGATTGGAGATTTCTGATTCTTGATTTACTAGGAGAAGCAAAGATAACGTTATGAAGATTTTTAATATTGATGCCAGTAGAAAAAGTCCCATAGGAAGCAACAATAATTGCGTTGTTCTCTCTTTCGGTAATTTCTCTAACTAATTCTCTTTCTTCAGTATCAACACCACCATGAATAAAAAATACTTTACGATCACTTCGCTTAGTATTATTTATCTTCTCATAGAGTATAGCTCCATGTGCTTCTACTCTTGAAAATAAAACAAGAGTGTTGCCTTTTAGATCAAGAGAAAGATTTGTAATAAATTTATTTCTTTGTTCTTGGGAAATCAAATATTGAATTTCATCTTCATAAGTTTCAAACTTTTGTGGAGGATGCTTAAGAACAAGACAACGAATATCCAACTGAGAGATATGTCCTTGTTGCATCAACTCATAAGTTCGAGTAACCTTATACGAAGGTCCAAATAATCCTTCTAGAACCCATTTATGAGTTTGAGTTCCATCTAAGGTTCCAGTAAATCCAAAACGATATTTTGCATGATGAAGTTTGGACATAATATCAATAAGAGACTTACTCTTAAACAAGTGGGCTTCATCTCCTATAACTACTCCATAGTCTTCAAAAAATGAACGTTCTAATTTATAAACAGATTGCCATGTTGTAATTGTGACTGGATGTTCATTTGTTTTCTCTCTACCAGAATAAATCTTGTGGCAGTATGAATCAGCATTCCAACCATAATCTTCAAAATCCTTGTACATCTGCTCTACCAAAGATGTCGTTGGAACAACTAGAAGAATTTTTTGTCCTTTATCTACATAATACCTTACAAGGGAATAAATCATCAAGGATTTTCCTGAGGCTGTGGGTGATATCAGTAATTTTCGGTTATGTCGTAGAGCATCGTATACTCCCTCTATTTGATACTGACGTGGAGAATGAGTACAAATAGATGACATATAATCCTTCACACCTTCGAAGGATATGCTTTCATTTACCTCAAAAGGTAAGCCATAGAATTTATTTTCTTTAAACTCATACGTGTAATTATGGAGTTTTAGTTTGTCGATAACTTTATCCAACAAACCAGTATAAATTTCTCCAGTATGAGAACTTAACAGTCGAATCTTGCCGTCCCAGTGTCTGCTTCTATACTGAGACATAAACTTTGCAGATTCAACCTCAAATGTAAAGTACGGTTGAAGTTCATATAAAATATGAGGTTCACATTGTAGTTTAATGTAAACCTCATTCTTCTTTTCAATTATTACGTCACTCATAGCATCATAATTGCTATGAATATTTATTTACCCTAGTCCAGACTGAAAACGTAGAAAATCTATAGAGTTTTTGATTTGATAAGTTCGGTTTGAAATCATTTTGAGAATACTGTCAATATAAGTCAACATTGTTTCGTAGTATTCTATTTTTAAATTCACTTGAGATAAATTTTCATCTGAATCCAAGTATCCTTGAAGGGTTTCTTTATCGCGAATCTTTTTTGGAAATGGATTTTCTAAATAAACTTCTGGATCTGCTTTTCCAGTAAAGTATTCGTATCTTTCGTGCCTTATCTTTTTCTTCTGTTGTTCTGCTCTCTTTTTCAATAAATTGATAGTGTTATAAAGATCAAAATATTTTGAATGTAAAATCGGAATATTCAAAGATTCCGTATGTAGATTATCAATGTCTATTTTTGAATCCTGTTCCCACATTTTTTGGATTGTATCCAAATCAATACTCATAATTTATTCCCTTGCAAATCATAAATGTTGTATATAGTATACTTGAAACTAACGTCTGCCGTAAAGTATTGAATGTCTGTCTCGGTAGCATCAAATGTCATTGTCGATAATGAATACGGAAATAGATCTTGAAATCTTATTTGAAAATTTGGTATTTGACTGCTAGTTAAAACTTGTAAAGTTCCGTCAGAATAAATGTTCTGTCGATCTTTAGTGTAATTTCCCTGAACTGATCCTGATTTTTCTAAGTCATCAAATTGTTTAAGTTCTTCTGGAAATCCTAAACCACGTATCCAGTTTTGTATTTCCATGTAATTTTCAAGGTTCTCATCTACTAAAAATCTTAAATTTAAATCGCCAAATTCAATAATGTCACCTGGAGTTGGTAACATCTTAGTGTAAGAAGGTTGAACAGTAACTCCAAGATTTAAATCTGGAATGTTTGCTTGATTACAGAAAAAAGCAACTTTAGGAGTTCTTGTTAGCGTAAACTTAAATCCTGTTGGGGATAAAAAGTTTCTATTATCTATCTGCCCTCTAGTCATGATTTTTTTAAGTATTTAGATAAAAAAAAGGACCCTTTCGGGTCCCCTGAAACTTTATGTGAAATGGATCACATAAGGTTCTTAACAGCAACTCTTCTGTAGTAACGGTTAGAGTTGGTCTTGAGTGCTCCGAGACCCTGAGTGGTGCCCTCTGCAAATGGGTTTGCAACGAGACCATAACGGGTCTTAAAGCCGATCTTGGGCTGGAAGCTGTTCTCACCAACGGCACGAACCATTTGGAGAGGAACATAAGGACAATAGAAGAGTCCA